AAAGATTATGAAGTTGGTGAGTTTGACCTGACTTATACCATGCGCTCCGTTGGGGAGTACATGAGAGAACAAAAAGAACGTAAGGAACTTTTACTTTTTAATTATGGAATTGAAGGATTGGTTGAATAGTATCAATCAGACGAAAGAGAATCTGATTGACGAAGATCCGTCACTTGAAAAAGAATATCCTCCTTATATTATCAATCGCTGTTTCTCGGGACATCTTGATGCAATTATGTTCGCTAATGAAATGAATCAGCATCATTTCCTCCCGAAGAAACTTCAATATGATTTTTATCTAAATAGTCTGAGGAAAAAGAAGAGATTTTCTCCCTGGCTCCGACAAGATAAGGTCAAAGATCTTGATTATGTCAAACAATACTATGGTTATAGTAATGAGAAGGCAAAGCAAGTTTTGAAGATTCTTACAGAAGAACAACTTAATTTTATTAAAGCGAAATTTGAAACTGGAGGAAAACGATGAGTGTCGTTCAAGAACCCGAAGTTAAATGGGCACCTGAACAAATGGTTGAAGTGGTTCTGAACGAACCTGATGACTTTTTGAAAGTGCGTGAAACTTTGACTCGTATTGGTGTAGCATCAAGGAAAGAGAAAAAAATCTATCAGTCTTGTCATATCCTACACAAACAAGGTAGATATTATCTCGTTCATTTCAAAGAACTATTTGCGCTGGATGGAAAGCACGCAAATCTTACAGTCAACGATGTCCAACGTCGTAACCGTATTGCTCAGTTACTTGCTGACTGGGGTCTTATTGGTATTGTAGATGTCACTAAGATTCAAGATATCGCTCCGCTTAATCAGATTAAAGTACTTGCTTATAAAGACAAGCAAGACTGGATTCTTGAAACTAAGTATAATATTGGAGCGAAGAAGAAAAAAGCGGAAGTATCTGAATGAAATTGAAAAGTCTGGGTAAAGTCTTTGAACTTAACCCAGAACATAATTTTGTTTATAAAAAAAATAAGAAATTATCCAGAGTATTAATTGATTTCATTAATATCACTCTAGATTGTTTTGCTGTAAATTATAATATTGATGCTCATTCAATATACTTGAGAGGTTCATGTTTAGACAGAGATATTGTTGATAAAGATACCTTTGATATTGATTTGAATATTGTTCATGAGGATGAATCTGTAGAATCAAGTATGTGGTTGCATAGTGATTATCATCCACAAATAATGCAGAAAATGGAAGAACTTCATGGGTTTTCAGTTTTTCCTGATGTTGATATAAGACATAAAAATTTTTTTCTTCATAAGACAGACACTAGATTTTATTCTATGAAGATATGGGGAGAGGAAGATCTTTCTATATCAATAATCAGTCATAATAAAATTGTTAAGTATTTCGCTGACTTGTATGATGATGAAACTAATCGTTCTATCTCGCAAGTGAGAATAGCAAAGGAAAAATCTAATCCAATATTGGTGAGAAGTGCTGCAAAAGTTTTTTACAGAAACTTTGGTTTAAAGGCATTACTTGAAAGGGGTAAGTTAAGTAGGAGTGTTTATCAATGTCATAATGCATTGATGGAAAAATATCCAAAGTATTCTAAAGAACTTACTAATATCTTGGATTTATTTTTAAATGTTGAAAGTTATTCGAGACAGCAAATAATAGACGTTCTTGATGAAATGCAAGCAGTAATTAAATGTTTATATCATGAAAAATCATCTCCTCATATTGTGAAGGTGTGTTATGTGGATAAATAAAAAGAAGTAAAGGATTTTCCCTTTTTAATGGGACGAAATAATTTTATTAGGGCAATAAGACATCTTAAGGATGAAGGAGTAGATAAGAAGATAGATCATCTTGTTACTGAGATGATGAAAACTAGTGGTTTCTATAACTTGGTTCAGCAGGATGATGGAGATCCTTATATTCCACCAACGTTTTCTCAGGCTCCATTAGGAGATTTTTCTGATTTATCTAATTTTGTTTGGAATAGTCAAGGTGATGGTAGTTCAAATTCTCATAATCTACAACAACTTCAGCATCAGGATGCTCAAGGTAACATAAAAAGTATTTTTTCGCTTCCAGATTTAGATGGATATAATGGAACTCCTTATGTGATGGCTATTGGACCCAATCTTTCTGTTACTGGTAGTCCACTTGGATATATTAGTGATAATGGATTTAATGCTGTATTTCAAATTGGTAATGTCTTTAGTAATCCAATGTCGGATTTCCAGAGAGCATTTGTAGAGGCATATGAAAATGGTAATTTCATTCAAAAATCTATACAACTATGGGGACCTTTATTGTATAGGGTAACAACACCAGTTACACCAGCTGCATTTTATCCATCTGGTAGAGATTTTAATACAGTTCCTAAAGCAGAAAAAGGTTTATACACATATAATATATTAATTCCAGTTACTCCTGGAACACAAACTCCTATACCTAACTCTGTAATGAGTGATGCTGGACAACCAGCAACACAACCAAGAGTAACTAATGTTATAAGTAGAAATGATCTTGGTGATCCAAATTATTATCCTGGACCAGTAACAAATGTGAGTCCAGAAGCAATCAATTATCTATTATCGAGAATACCTCCTTACGTTGGTAGACCACCCAGAAATTCTCCTGGTCCAGGTCCTCAAAATGTTCAGGGACCTCATCAACCAGTGAAGTATTATCCTGGTATGGGATTTGCACCTGTGGGACCTGTTCAACCTGGACCTTGGAGTCTTGCTAATAGTAACGAACCAAGAGGAGAAGTTCTCTCTGAAGAATATACTCTAACCAAGAATGATTTTGCTAGACTCAATAAGTATGTGAAAGATCACCCAGAGGAACTTGAATATGCATTCAGCAGATATCCCGCATCAGATCCTAGACTTTCCAAGTTAAATTGGAAAATGGATTGTATGAATCGTGCAAATGAAGAATATTTGGAGATGCAGTTTCCAATTAATCAGAGTGTATTCAAGAGAACCCAGGAATCAATCAAGAAGAATATTAAACTTTCAGATCCAAAATCTTTTAAGGTAACTCCATCTCCAATTAGACATGAAGATGTTGTGGTAGAAAAAGTAAGATCTGTTAAAAAATATATGAAACCAATAAAGAAAATTAAACCAGCATTTCTTAGAAAGAAGGGTAAACCGAACTCCTGATTTTTAAAAGCGTGCTATAAATATGTGTGATTGCCTTCGGGGATCACACAACACAAACTCGCTTTTATAGGAGCTAATAACCATGGGGAACTTAATGAAGTTTCATACGAAGGATCTGCCTGAGCTGATGGACCGTATAAATAGGTACAGTATCGGCATGGATGATTACTTTGATCGTCTTGGGACGCTGCACGAGACGCAAACTAACTATCCACCATACAACCTAGTTCAACTAAGCAATGTAGATTACCGCTTAGAACTAGCACTTGCAGGTTTTAAAAAGGAAGAAATTAATGTCTACACACAAGACGGAAAACTTTTTGTCGAAGGGCAAAAAGAAGATACCGAATCTGGAGCAACATATGTCCATAGAGGAATGGCTCAAAGATCTTTCACTAGATCATGGACCCTCAGTGACGAGACGGAAGTTAGATCAGTTAGCTTTGAGGATGGGCTTTTAATCATTGAGTTGGGTAAAATTGTTCCAGAACATCATCAGAGAAAAGATTATCTCTAAATACTAACGAATATCGTCGCCGCAGGGGAGCAACTGGCAAAATCCAGTTGACGCTCCCTTTTTTTATTGCTATAATATCTGGAGGAATATCTTTAAAAATGACTGTTAAAATGATGCTCCTGAAAACAGGAGAAACTTTGATTTGTGATGCAAAAGAGGTTGCACGAGAAGAACAAGTTCGTGGGTATCTTCTTGAAAATCCACATTGTGTGAATACTCAGGAGAAGAATGTTCTTACTGAATCTGATACCGGAAATTCAAACTATGAGATTGATGTAGTCTTGACACCATGGTTGATTCTTTCTAGCGATCATAAGTTTGTTGTATCTGCAGATTATATTGCAACCATTTGTGAACCTATTTCAAGTGTAAAGGAAATGTTTCTTAAGAAAACTGAAAATGCATTATCTGTAGAAGGAGTGCAAGACGAAATCCCACTGTCCCCAACGGAGATTATCAATGAGTGATAAGATTATTAAGTGCCTATTAGTTGATATTGACAATATTTTGATTAGTGAAGTTGAAGAGGTGGATTCTGCCATTGGTGATCCCGATTGTAGACTTATCAAACCATATCGTTTTTATGTTGATGGTAAGATGGAACCATGGGTCAAAGCATCTAATCAAACAGAGTATATGATTCGCTCTAGCGATGTTTTTACGATTGCTGACCCCAGTCCTGAAGTAATTGCAAATTATCTCAAACTTACGGAATGAAGGTATTGAGTATTGACCTGGACTATATTATGAGTCCAGTGATTGAATTATACAATAATACTTTTTTTGATCAAAATCCTACTTTGAGGTGGGAAAAATTATTTGATAATACATCCTTTAAAGAAAGTCATTTTTATATCGATCAGGGTAACCTTCTTTATTGTTTTAACACTTATTTGAAAGCATTAAAGCATTGTGATAGTGTTACTTTTGGATATGACCACGATGCTATTCTTTACACTTTGCATGATTGTGAGGATATAGAACTAATTAATATTGACCATCATGACGATATTTTTGGTGGAGATTATCTAAGAAGTTCTTCCTCACCCGAAAGAGCATATCGCAAAGAATTTGATGCTGCGATGGATCATGGGCGTGTTCATGAAGGCAATTGGGGATGTTGGTTAGGTGGCATGGGTAAGTTAAAATCTTTTGTTTGGATTGGTAATAAAGAAAGCCAAAACAAATCAAGAAATAAGTACAATGAAAAAGTAGTTCTCAACTATCTGAATACAGAAAGAGAGAACTATGAGTTTGAAGATTATAATTTTGACCATATATTCATTTGCCTCTCACCCCAATACATTCCCAAGCAGCACTGGCATTATTTTTCAATGTTCATCTCCACATTTGAGGAAATGACTGGAAAAGATGCTATAATACATACGGACAAATTCCAGTTTCATACCAACCTAGACAGAGTACATAATGAGATTTTACACCAATGTTCAAATGGTCGGTGACCACTTCTTGGTCCGAGGTTATGAGAACGGTAAGCACTTTGCTATCAGGGAAAAATTTTATCCAACTCTGTTTGTAGCATCAAAAAAACCCACAAAGTTCAAAACACTTGAAGGCGAATATGTTGAATCGGTTGAACCTGGAACTGTTCGTGATTGTCGTGAGTTTATCAAGCGATATGATGGTGTAGACAACTTTAAAATCTACGGGAACGACAGATACATCTATCAATATATTTCTGAGAAGTATCCCGAAGAAGAGATTAAGTTTGATACTACCAAGATTAAAATCTCTACGATTGATATTGAGGTTAAATCTGAAAATGGATTTCCAGATGTTGAATCTGCCGCTGAGGAAGTACTCCTCATTACCGTGCAAGACTATACTACCAAACAGATCCGTACCTGGGGTCAAGGATCCTTCAATAATAAACAACAGAATGTTATCTATAAGGGGTTCAGAACTGAGTATGAACTTCTAAATGATTTCATTAACTGGTGGATGATTGAAGAGAATACTCCTGAGGTTGTAACTGGTTGGAACAGTGAACTGTATGATATGCCATACCTGGTGCGCCGTATTGACAGAATTCTTGGTGAGAAGTTGATGAAACGTATCTCTCCTTGGGGTCTTGTTACTGAACGTGAGACCATGATTATGGGTAGAAAACACATTTCTTATGATGTTGGGGGTATCACGCAACTTGATTACCTAAATCTTTATAAGAAGTTTACTTATAAAGCGCAGGAGTCCTATCGTCTGGACTATATTGCGAGTGTGGAACTTGGACAGAAGAAACTAGATCACAGTGAGTTTGATACATTCAAAGACTTTTACACAAATGGGTGGCAAAAGTTTGTAGAATATAACATCATTGACGTAGAACTTGTTGACCGTATGGAAGACAAGATGAAACTGATTGAACTAGCAATCGTTATGGCGTATGACGCTAAGGCGAACTATGCTGATGTGTTCTCCCAGGTTCGTATGTGGGATACGATTATCTACAACTATCTCAAAAAGAGAAATATCGTTATTCCACCAATCGTTCGTTCTGATAAAGACTCTAAGTATGCAGGTGCATATGTCAAGGAACCGATTCCAGGAAAGTATGATTGGGTGGTTAGTTTTGACCTTAATAGTCTCTACCCTCACCTTATTATGCAGTACAATATCTCGCCAGAGACCCTACTGGAGGAACGCCATCCCTCGTCAACAGTTGATAGAATCCTTAATGAGGAAATAAATTTTGAACTCTATAAGGATAATGCTGTTTGTGCTAACGGTTCAATGTACCGTAAGGATAAGCGTGGATTCCTTCCAGAGTTGATGGATAAGATCTATAAAGATCGCACCATCTATAAAAAGAAGATGCTTCAGGCAAAGCAAGATTATGAAAAGACTCCAACTAAGGCACTGGAGAAAGAGATTGCGCGATGCAATAACATTCAGATGGCTCGCAAGATTCAACTCAACTCTGCATATGGTGCTATTGGTAATCAGTACTTTAGGTACTATAAATTGGCCAATGCGGAGGCGATTACGCTTTCTGGTCAAGTCTCTATCCGTTGGATTGAGAATAGGATGAACAAATACCTGAATAAGGTATTGAAAACTGAAGGTGAAGATTATGTTATTGCTTCTGATACCGATTCCATTTATCTTAATATGGGTCCTCTGGTTGAAAGTGTATACAAGGGAAGAGAGAAAACTACTGAAGGCATTGTCACGTTCCTTAATAAGATCTGTGAGGTGGAACTTGAAAAGTATATTGACCGTTGCTACCAAGAACTGGCGGATTACGTCAACGCCTACGACCAAAAAATGTTCATGAAACGTGAGAACATTGCTGAACGTGGTATCTGGACTGCTAAGAAGCGATATATTCTCAACGTATGGGACAGTGAAGGTGTTCGTTATGATGAACCTAAACTGAAGATGATGGGTATTGAGGCAGTTAAATCTTCCACTCCTGCTCCTTGTCGTAAGATGATTAAGGAAGGTCTTAAACTCATGATGAATGCTACAGAAGAAGATGTTATTAACTTCATTGATAAGTGTCGTGCGGAATTCAAACAACTTCCTCCAGAAGAAATTGCATTCCCCAGATCTGTGTCAGATGTGGTAAAGTACCGTTCTTACTCAGACATTTATGCAAAGGGAACTCCCATTCATTGTCGTGGTGCTCTTCTCTTTAATCATTATATTAAGGAGAAAAAACTCACCAATAAATATTCACTTATCAACAACGGTGAGAAAATTAAGTTTCTCTACCTGAAAAAACCGAATATCATTCAAGAGAATGTTATTTCTTTCATTCAAGATTTCCCGACAGAACTTGGTCTTGACAAGTACATTGACTATGACCTACAATTTGAAAAGAGTTTTGTTGAACCACTTAAATCAATTCTTGATGCGATTGGATGGAATGTTGAAAAAACTGTAAACTTGGAACTATTTTTTGGCTAAATGGAACTGCCTATCAACGACAAAGAACTGGACACCATCATCAGTGCATTGCGACTGGGTGGTGATGTAGCACTTTATCAAAAACTCAATAATGTTAAAGCAACTCGTCAGATGAATTCTATCAAGACTGAAGTTGATACTGAAAAATTTGGATTTGTATTGTAATGGATTTTCTAACTGAAATTGTAAAAGAGATTGGTGATGACTTTACCAAACTCGCTTCTGATATTGATGAAAGTGAAAGTTTTGTGGACA